ACACTAAAATCAGGATAATCTAACATCTCTATCTCATCCATACTTAAACCTGTTAAGTTTGATATTAAATGATAAGTTTTAATCTCTTGATTTGTGATATTTGCTAAAGCTTTTATATCTCTAACTATTGGTTTTCTCATTTTTACTGTTTTACCTGCATAAGGTAAATCAATCTCTTTAAATGGTGGTAAAGGGATAACTGCTTTTGTTTTGTTCATAATTTTTCCTTTATTTTAATTTTAGAAGCTTTCTAAAGCTTTTCTTGTTTTTTTTAGTACATCTACACCTTGAATTTTTACGATATTTTTTAACATATCTATTTCAACTTGAGGTATTCCTCCAACTTCTTGAAGCCAATATTGAGGGCTTAACTCTAAAGATATTTTATATATTTCTCCATTTTTTCGTTCATCTACTTTTATATCAAAAGAACCTTTGATTACATTTCTTTCAGGTGTTACATCTTGGTTCTCTTTATTTATGACTGTTGCAAAAATCAAACTCGCATTATCCATTTTTGCAAAGCTTGTATATAAAATAGGATTTGTTATTTCTATATTTGCACTTGCTTTTAGCTGTTCAATTGCTCCATAAGCTCTTTCATACTCTCCAGCTGCACCTGTAGATTTTGCTTTTTTCCAAACTAAATCAGGAGTTTTAAAAGTTCCAACTCCTGCAAATCCGTATCCCTCTATAAATAAAGTAACATTGTTATTTACATGACCTTTCGTATTTTTCATATTTTTACTCCTCCCCATTTAGAAGTTTATAGATAACTTCACTATAAGTATCAACTCTATTAAATGTTACATGTATCAGTCTTGGACTTGGCATCTCTTGAGAATCAATTATAAAGTAAAACTCACCTGCAGTAATTCTCTCTTTTGTAGTTCTATTGGTATCAAGTTCTATACTAAATCCAGCCATAACATCATCACCTACTAAACCATTCATAAAGCCTCTTAAACTATCTTTTGCTGAAGCTAAAGCACTTATATCCCTATCAACTGCAAAGAAAATACCATCTATTACAGCTTGAGCTGCTAAATCAAAAATTCTCACTCTTCTAGCATCTTGCCAGATTTGGTCTTCGCTCGTTGTTGCATATTCCCATGTTCTAAAATTTTTATAATGAATAAAACTCATAATTTGCTTTTCTGTTAAAGGGTCAGTTTCATCTAAAGCCCCTGCATAAAACTCACTAGGACTTGAAACGCCACTTATATTTAAAACTCTGTTTGAAATACTTTGAGCATAACCAGTTCCGCTACTTCCATCGATTGAACATCTTAAAAATGCTAAAATAATTCCAGAATCATACTCTTCAGTTTTTGCTGTTGTAGTATTAAAAAGTTCAACTGAACATTTTGCAACAGTTACTCTATCACTTCCAAAATTCTCTCTTCTTAAAATAGCTTCATTGTTTGTTGTGGCATATAAATTTATAAATGTTCTAGCTTTTAAAGATTTACAAATATTATTAACTGCATTGTTTACATCCATATCAAAACTATCATAACCAGTAACTATAATGTCAGGCTTATAACCTGTAAGGCTAGGTGCTTGTTTTAATATATTTATTGCATTTATAAAGTTTGCTTTTTGTTCGTTTTCATCTTCTACAACTTCACACACACTTATAACTGTTGGAACTATAAGTGCAAACATATCTTCACCAATTGCAATATATTTTTCTAGATTTCCTAAATCTTCTTTTAACAATGAATACTCTTTACTAAAATATTCCAAAGCTTTTTTAGGACTTTCAAAACCATAAATTCCAACTGGTACTACACTTGATTTTAGAACAAGTGCAATAGGTAAAGTTGAAGTTACACTTATAGGTCTTGCACTTGTACTTGTAACTTCAGTTACAATACCTCTTTTTAAACTCATAACTTATCTCCTTTTAATTTGATTTAGTAGCAAATTCATCTACTACATTTTTAAACTCTTCATCTTTTATCCAATCTTGCTTTTCATCCCAAATACTATAACTATTTGGTGGTGTTGATTTAACTTTAGCATTTTTGATTAATGATTCAACTTCAGACCAATCATTTAAATCTTCTCTACCATTAAATGGTTCTTTTTCAATCCATCTAGATTTATTATCTATTTGACAGAAAACAAATTTATTTTCAAATTTTGAACAATCTATTTCAACAGAAATATCTCCGAACATTACAATATTTTCATTTACTATTATTTGTACTTTCATATTTTTCTCCTAAATTAAATTTTAATAATAAATGCTAAAGCATAGTAAGGCGGTAGGTTAGCATTTACGCCACTGCTTCCAGTTGATTCAATAGTAGGAGAAACAGAATTATTTGTTATAGCATGGCTATGAGCTCCTGTTGTTGAAGCTGTTGCACTATGTGTATGTGCTCCAGAATTATTTGTATTAAAATTTTGATATCCGACAACAGTATGTCCTCTTAAAGGCATAGTATTATCTCCACCACTGTTAGTTCCAATGGGCAAACTTCCACTGTGGCTGTGTGCTCCATTTGATGCTACTGTTATGGTATGCGTATGATTCCCTGTTGTTGTTGCTGTTGCTGTATGAGTGTGCGAATCTTGAGTATGAGTGTGTGAAACAACTATCGCATCTTTACTTCCACCAGTTGCTCCTATTATATAAGAACTTCCCGCACCAACAATAAATTTATCTGTTAGATTTGGTGTACCATTTTTTCCATCGCACAATAGCCACCCCGTTGGAATATTTGCTATTGCTCCACTCCACATAGATATTAAACCCTTAGGGAATAAGTCTGATTTACTTACAACTGTAGCTAGGGCATCTAATTGCTTTTTATTTACTGCTTCAGATGGATTAGCTGCATCTTTTACTTCAAATTTCTCAGTTTTATTTCCATTTTTTGAAGCATATTTTTTAAGCTCATTTTGTACATATTTTCGTGTAGCAAATACGATACTATCATCTATTTTTAAAGTTACATTTTCTACTCCAACACTTGCTAGAAAAATTGTAAAAGCAAACTCTTTTCCTGCACCTTGATCTAAAGATGGTTTATAACTAGCAGGAAGATTTGCAACTGCATATAAAGTTCCATCTTCTAAATATAAAGCTGCTTCATTTACTAAGAATCCTCCAACATCACTAGGAATAACTGCTTCAATTTCTAAGATGTTTTTATCTGTTTCATTTTGAGTTATAGAGTTTATGTTTGCTCTTATTTCTTCTTTTACTAAAGCTGTTGCACTTTCTGTAGGAGTTATATTTCCACTTCCAAAAGCTACCTTAGATATTACTATTGGTAGTCCTAAAGCTTTTGCTTTTATATTAGCTTGATGTCCACTGTTTGTTAGTAAACTATAATATTGTGTATCTGTCATACTGTCGCTCCATCTAAAAATATGATTACTTTTTCTCTTTGTTTTATTACACTTGCAAATCTATTCATCAAAGATGTGTTTAAACTTCTTGGTTGATATGGATAGACTTTTATATTTTCACCTTGGATAGTTGCACTTGCGTATTTGTGTTGTAGATTTGTTTTTATATTTATGTTTATAACATCCAATACACTTCTTACATTTTTATATTTCAAGATGTTTTTTTCTAAATCTTCATAAAATTTAGCATCAATAGATTTATTTGAACTTTGAACTTCTACCTTAAAATGATAAGCTTGTCCATCATAAGAGAACCACTCTTTTATACTTATATCTTTGTCAAATATTTTCAACATCTCTTCTAAATAATAAACACTTCCTACATATTTTTTAAGAGTTATAGCTCGACTCAAAATCTCTCTAGTTTCAGTTTCACTTAAAGCTCTAATATCAACATCAAATAAAAAAGCAAGATGAGGCAAATACTCTTTTTTACAAGTTTTAGCAAAAAGGTTTAAATCAAAGTTTTTTAAAAATTCAAATCTATTGTCTACAGATTTATCTATTGCTTTTAAATCTTCACTTTCATTTACAGGGATTAAAACCATTTTGTTTGCCTTTGACCTACAAAACCAATTCGACTTTTATTTACAGGATTTTCAACTTCTTTATATTTTGCTTTATCAACTTTTTTTAAAGCACTCTCATAGATTTTCATTTCAGCTTCAGTCAAATCTCCATCTTGTTTTACATAAAGTAAAAACCTAAAATAAGCAATATCAAATTTACAAGTTTCATCTACATCTTTGTTACCTACAATATCGATCATCTCTTTTATTGCTTCATCGCAGTAGTAGTCTAAATCTGTTTCTTCAATATTTTCAAGTGAACTTACATCACTTTGGGCTCTTTTTAGGATTTTTTCTTTCATCTTTTATCCGTTGTTCTCTTCGTTTGTGTTCCAGTTCCTTCATCTTCAAGGTCTTCATCTTCAAGCAGTGCTTGTCCTGTTCCAGTTTGTTTATATGCTAATTGCCAAAGTCCGTAACCTGCATTGTCTTCACTATCAAGTCCATATCTAAACTCAGCTCTTGTAAATACAGCTTCATCATCTGCTTTGTCCATAGCTGTGAAATCAATAGGTTTATTGATTTGTAAAACCAAAGGTTTTAAAGGTCTTGTTGTATCTAATAAATACCATGCTTTATCATCTATTAAATCAGCAATTACTAAAATCTCTACCATATCTTTTGTGATATTAGAGCTTCCACCAATTTCGTTTGATTTAAAAAGTTTTAAAGCAACAGCTTCAAGTGATGGAGGTACAACAATAAGATTTGGTTTGATACCTAATTTTTTATCATTCTCACTTTTTAAATTCATCATAGAAGTCCTTGTAGTTAAAAAGTTTTCTTGAGTTAAAGGTAAATTTCCTAAATTAGAAATATCAATAGTTCCTACTTTATGATTTGTTGCAAAAAAACGTTTTTTGTCATAACATTTACCGTTTTTTTCGAGTAATGGGAAAACTATCTCATCATAGTGTGTTTTTGCATCCCACGCCATTTGTTGAATTCTTGGCTTCATTAATCCTAAATTGTCATAGATGATATAATCTCTATCCATACCAATTGTAAGCTCAAATCTCTTTTTAGTAATATTATAAGAGTGTGCTTTTAAATCTTTTACAGCTCTATCACCTATCCACTCTTTCATCTTTGGAAAATCACCCAACCATGTGTAATCTGTACTTATAGTATTTGATTTTACTTCAGTTGCAACTTTTGGATAATTTATTTCCACCTTTGAATAAGAGTCTTGAAACTCTTTTTTAAATGCTTTTGAAATAGCCTTTAAATTTTCAGCATTTATAATTCCCATATTATTCCTCCCATCCCATAGCTTTTAAAGTTTGATTGTTTTCTTTTTCATCTTCATTTTTACTTTGCACATTTAAAGGATTTCTTAGATTTTTTGTAATTTGAAGATTTGCTTCTTTTACACTTCTTAAGTATCCATCTATAGCTTGTGCTTCAAGGCTCATAGCAAAATCTTTTTGAGCAGGAAGTAACTCTCCAGCAACAATAGCAGTATCAATTTTATTTGCTTTATTTTGTTCTTTTAAAACTTTTATTTCATCTTGTAAAGATTTGTTTGTAGTTTCAAGATTGTTTAGCTCTTTTTTTAGAGTTAAATTCTCAGCTGTTAAGTTATTAGCCTCTTTTTTTAAATCATCTGGCATATTTTTTTTCCTTTCTTGTTTATTTAATGATTTTTTTAATAAATTAGGACTGTTTACAAGTCCAACTGCCACAATACTTTGAACTGTTCTATCAAGTTGATTTACATTCAACTCTGGACTTAAGTATCTATAGTGTCTATTTTCAACAGCACCTTTACCTAAGTTATTTAGTTCTAATTTTCCATATATTCCATCATCTTTTAAAACTAAAGAACTAAGAGGAAACCACCCATAAGCTTCGCTATCGTAATGATTTTTATTTAAAGCTATATCTATACCTCTATTGATACTATTTTTTAAAACAGTTTCACCATCAATAACAAATACTCTTTTATCAATACCTATAACCTCGCCAACAGGACAAATTTTTACTAGCCCATTTGTTTGATTATTTAGTTCTATAAAAAAGTAATCTTGGATTTTTTCATCCACGCAGCTTTTCTCCTTTTTTTGATTTTGTACAAGAATTTTAAAATAAAAAAAGTTTTATAACTTCCTATATAAACGCTATTTGGAAAGACAAAATAAGATAAAAATTCTAAAATGCTTCTAGTTTAATTTTTAGGAAAAGTAGATGTTGGAGTTTGGAACTATTGTAGAGACAAAATCGCAAAATGGTAAAGCCTTAGCAAAAGTAAATATCTTAGGCAGAGTTACAAATTGGCTACCTATTTTAAGTAGTGCAAACTCTTTTAAAAGAAGTTTTATACCTGCAAGAATAAACGAGCAAGTAGCCGTTTTAGATGATTTACTTATTTTAGGTTCTATTTTTAACAAAGCTTGTAGTGAACCTGCTGGAGATAATAGTAAAGAGATTACACAATTTGAAGATGGAACTGTTATCTCTTATGATAGTAAAAATAGTGTTCTACTAATAAGTGCTGTTAAAGATATGAATATCAAAACAATAAATCTAACAATAGAAGCCCAAAAAGTGCAATATGTAGGATGTGAAGAAATATCACACGATGGGATTAATATATCAAAAACACATAAGCATCCACAAACACAGGGAAATCACTTTGGTGGTGGAACAAATACAAAATCACCAAATGGAGTTTAAAAGTGAATATCCAAATAACTGATTTAAACAATCTATATAAAGACAACTTTGTAAATACACCAATTCAAAGCTTTATAAGAATGTTTACAACAGCTCTTGGAGATAGGATTATGCTTCCACTTTTTGGAAGTTTACTTTATACATTAGTTGATAAAACTTTTAATCAAGAGTGGATGATTGACTTTAAAAGGTTTTCTTTGGAGTGTTGTTTTGATGAAAACGGCAAGTTATGGGATAAAAGAGTTTATCCAAAAAATCTAAAAATTAAAAAAGTAGATACAACAACAAATGAGTTTTATTTTGAGTTCGAAATAGAGTTTTTTACAGGAGAAAAGTACAGTGTCAAATTATCTTAAAAATTTAGAAAAATACAATCTTCCTGAACCAACAGCAATATCAAAATTGAGTTTTGAAGGTATAAAAGCAGAGATTATATCAGATATAAAAACTATAAAGCCTAATATCCAACTTGTTGAAAGTGATGATTATATGGTTATGCTTGAAGTTTTTGCATATAGAGAACTATATCTGCGAAACTTAATAAATGAAGATATTAAAAAGATGCTACCGCATTATAGCAGTGGAACTGACCTTGATAATTTTATATTTAGCTTTTTTGGTGGAGAAAAAAGACTCGATGGTGAAGATGATTTAGCATTTTTGCAAAGAGCAAAACTATCTTTAAACTCTTATAGTAGTGCAGGAAGTGAGCAATCTTACGAATACTGGACAAAAAGTTTTAGTGCAAATATCTACGATGTAAAAGCTACTAAAAAAAGTGCTGGAGTGGTCCAAATAGTTTATGTTGCTACTTCAGTAATAAACGAAAGTGAATTATATAGTTTTGTAAGTGATAAAAAAGTGCGACCTTTGACTGATAGGGTAGAACTTCTAGAGGCTATAAAAGTTCCAATAAATTTGGAAGTATCTGTAACTATCTTTGATAGTAATAGTTTAGAAAACATACAACAGCAAATAATAAAAAACTTCTCAAGTAGGTTTTATATTGGTGAAAAAGTGATTTTTTCTAAAGTGATAGATTTACTCCATATAAATGGAGTTTATAGAGTAGATACAAATATCAAAAATGATGTTGAAATAGCTTCAAATGAAGTTGCTATTATAAATTTAAGTTTAACAATGGAAATAAAACAATGATTGATGGATGGATTAGTTTTTGGGCTAAATATTTGTCCGTAGTACTCCTTACTATTTTTTTTACATTTATAGGAGTTCTAGGTAAATATCTAAAAAATATGCAAAGAAAAAAAGAAAGATTTAATCTAAAAGCTTTTTTGAGTGAGTTTTTTATCTCTTTGAGTTTAACAATACTTTTGGCTTTTGCTTGTATCTCTCAAAATGTAGATATTTTAACAACTTGCATAGTTGTAGGAGTAGCTGGACACTTTGGAACGAATGGAATAATCAGTTTGATATGTAGATATATAAAACTTGATTGTCAGGATTTAGTAGAAAAAAAGGAGGATGTAAATGTTTGATTTTTTAGAAAACAAAGCTTTGATTGTTGTATCTATTTTATTTGTAGCTCTTGTTATTTTATCAAAATGGATCTTTGATAAAAATGTAGAGTTAAGAAGTGAACTACAAAAAGAAAGAGAACTTTATACTAAAACCGTTGAAGCTTATGAAAAAAACAAAAAGCTTGATGTTAAGTTACAGGAACTAAAACAAGAAACACAAATCAAAAAAGATGAAGTAACTAATACTCATACAAAACTTAAAGTTGAAATAGCAAAAAGAGGAGAGATTCAAAAGGTAAAAAAAGATGAAAATTCAAATAGTGATGATGATTTTTCTATCATTTCTTTTTAGTGCTTGTGCAAAAAAAGAAGTTGTTTTTGAAGATAAATTAGTTTGTAGTGAACAAATAAAAATAGATAGACCAAAAGCTGATTTAAGAGTAAAAAAAGCTGATATTTATGTAGCACTAGCTTTTAAAGAAGCTTTAAATAGTAGCTTTGATTTTTACGAAAATCAAGTAAATCAAAATAATAAATTATGTGAGGAGATAAAAAAGAATGGCAAATTTTAAAAATAGTATGAAACTTTTAACATTCCTTGAATATTCAAATCAAGATTGCAAATTGCTACACCAAAATAAAAATGAAGAGGGTTTAACATTTTACGGGATTTATGAAAAATATAACAAAGATTGGAAAGGTTGGGATATTGTAAAAAAACAACTTAAAATTACTCCTGATATAAAAACTACTTCAAGAGTTCTAGCAAAAAATAAAGAGTTAGAAAATTTAGCTTTTAAAAGAATTAAAACAAAATATTGGGATAGAGCTAAATTAGATTTTGTACATTCTCAAAAAATAGCAGATGAGATTTTCTTGTTTGGATTTAATGTAGGTATGCCAATAGCTATAAAAAAAGCTCAAAAACTTGTAGGTATATCTCAAGATGGATTAGTTGGAAATATGACTTTAAAAGCTTTAAATAACTTTGATGTAAATGTTTTTGATATTGAATTTGATAAAGAAGAGATTAAACATTATGAAGCAATTATAAAAGATAAACCATATCTTGCACCAAATGAAACTGGCTGGTATGCTAGAGCTTTATTTGCATTTAACACACAATCTACTGATACTTTAATAGCTTAAGGATTTGAAGATGATAAATATAGACAAAGCACAAAAACAAATAACAAAGGATATAACTTGTGAAGTTTTAGACAAAGAGATAAACAGAGAGGGAGTTTATCTTGCCTTTGAAGATTTAAAGATACAAAATCATCTAAATATAGATTATATCTTTAGTTTGTATGTAGCCCTTTCAAGTTTTACAAAAAATAGAAGTGTTATGTATAAAAGGTTAAATCAGGCTTTAAATGAGATAAATCAATCTTCAAATATTGGTTTAATATCTTGTAACCCTATTAAGACTGATGGGAACTTGCTTATTTATAGGCTTCAAATTGAAACAAATATTATAGGAAATTAAAAAGTGAAAAAACAATTAGCAAAAGATATGTATATCAAAGAAAGCAAAAGTATAGAGGATATTTGTACTAGCTTGGGAATCAGTCGTGCTTCTTTTTACTATTATAAAAATAGAGATAAAACTCAAAACCAAATAGATTGGGATGAGCTAAAACTTATAAATGCTTATGATAAAAAGCCAACAGTTGAAAATGAAAAAGTGTTTTTATCTATTTTAATCAAAGAGTTTGAAAAAAATCTTAAAGAGTTTAAAGAAAAGAGTTCTGAAGATAAACTAAAAAAGCTTGAGAGATTTGCAAGTTCTTATTATAGGCTTAAAATACCACAAAATGAAAATGCAAAAAAAATAAATAAAGCTGATTTACTAAAAGATTTTCTTAGAAAAATAGCTCAACTTGCAATAGATAAAAGCAGAGCAGATATTGTAGATTTTTTATCTAAAAATGAAGATGATTTAATAGAAATTCTTATAAAAGAGTAACAAGTGTTTAATAAAAAAGAAGTCGATGAAATAAGAACTCTTTTAAAAGGATTACCTCTTTTAAATGATAAAGATAAAACAAGAAGAGTAAATAAATCAAAAAAAGATTTTTGGTATGCTGTAAAAACTTATTTCCCACATCATATAGACAATATTGTAAAAGAAACTTCAGAGTTTAGAAAATTTGTATATACAAATATAGAAGATATTTTTGCAATTACAAATAAAGCTTCTTTTGAAGCATATAGAGGAGCTGCTAAATCAACTGTATTAACAAGACTTTACACAATTTGGAAAACAGCAATTCAAAATAAAAAAAGACATACTTTTATAATAAGTTCTACATTAGATGTTTCAAAAGAGACTTTAGACTTTATAAAAACAGAGTTAGAAGATAATGAAAGATTAAAAGCTGATTTTGATATACAAATAGGAACTTCTTTTAAAAATACTTGGAATGAAGAAGAGATTATTTTCAAATCTTCAAATCTAAAATTTAGAATAAAAGTTTATGGAGCAGGTAAAAAGATAAGAGGTTCAAACTGGTTAGGGTTTAGACCTGATTTAATTATTTGTGATGATATTGAAGATGATGAAGCAGTAGAGAGTAAAAAACAAAGAGATAAACTTTGGAACTGGTTTACTAAAGCTATTTTAAAACTTCCTGCAAGAAAAGATAGAACATATACTTTGATAGTTGTTGGAACTAGATTACATCATGATGGATTTTTAGCAAAGCTTGAGAAAAGAAATGATTTTAAAAATTTCAGTTTTCCTCTTATTATAAAATTTCCTGATAATCTTGATGATTTAGTTGATGAAAATAGCATCACAAAAGAAGTTATCAAAGATACAATAATAGATGATACAACTTTAGATATAAAAGATATTCTTTTAGATTATTTAGAAGATAGAGAGTCTTTTATGAGTGAGCTTCAAAATCAGCCTTTAAGTAAAGATGGTTTAACTTTTTCATATACAACTTTTGAAGATATGCCTCATTGTGATACTTATAGTATAGGAGTAGACCCTGCTTTAGGAAAAGCTAAAGGGGATTATTTTGGAGTAACAGTTTTAGCTTATAGCTATTTTAGCAAAAAGTTTTATGCAACTACAAAAATGTATAAAATAAAAGCTACATTGATGATAGATAAATTAATAGAAACATACAAAGAAGTTGCAAAATTTGGAAGACCTATAAAAATTGCAATAGAGGAAGTACAGTTTCAAGAGTTTTTTAAAGATGTTCTTGATAACAAAGCAAAAGAGTTAGGTATTCATCTTCCAATAGTTCCTATTAGAAATAGTGTAAATAAAGAGCTTAGAATAGATGGATTAGCACCACTTGTAAATAAAGGAGATATTTTAATAAATAAAAAGTCACTTTTATTGATAGATGAATTAGATACATATCCAAAGGCACCACATGACGATGGACTTGACTCTTTGGAAATGGCTTATCGAATAGCTAAAAAAAGTGCTTTTAACTACACTCTTGTAAATAAAGTAGCTAGAAATTTTGGATTAAAAGGAAAGTACTCTTGAAAAAAACTCCATATTTGAAAAATTTAGCCAAAAAATACAAAAAACAATCAAATGTATGTAAAAAAATATTTAAACAATTCTCGTTTAATTTAAACGGCATTTAAACACTATTAAAAAGGATAATAAAATGAATTTAAAAGATTTGAACAATAAACTAGATATAAAGTTTGATAGAAATAGTGATAGCAAGTTTATAAGCTTCTCACTTTTAAAGTCAGCTATAAATGAAAATGATTTTAATAAAATGAATGAACTATATAATCTACTTTTGGGAATTGACCTAAATGTAGCTGGAAGTATAGAACAAAGAAAAAATGCTTTATTAGAAAATGATTTTAAAATAATAAGTGAAGATAAGAAGTTTTTAGCATTTTATGACAAATTAAAAGAGAGTTTCGATTTAGAAGAGTTTATAGAAAATCTTTGTAATGCAGTATATTTTGGAATAAACCTACAAAATATAACATATATAGCAAAAGATGGCTATATCTTACCAAATGAAACAAAAGAGATACCATTTTTATATATAAATAAAGATGAGACTTTAAAGCAGTTTTATCTTGAAACAAATGAGTACTCTAAAATATATTTTAATAGTACAGATGATTTATCTTTGGTAAAGTTTTACTACAACTACCAAAAAGAGAGTTTTTTAAATAGAAGCTTGAGTGCAAAATTGCTTTATTATAGTGTGCTTAAACATAGTGTAATCGCTCTAAATTTAGAGTATTTAGATAAAAATGCTATTCCTCCAATTATACTAAAAACTGATAATCTTGATGATGAAAAAATGGTACAAGATTTGATGAGTATGTTACAAATGCTTAAATCAAATGCTTTTGGAGTATTTAACAAAGACGTAGAAATAGATACCTTAAAACAAGATAGTGAGAGTAAGTTTTTAGAACTAATAGCATATTGTGATAAAAAGCAAAATGAGTTAATCTTAGGTGGAAATCTTACAGGTTCTAGTGAAAAAGTAGGAAGTCAGGCTTTAGGAACTGTGCATGAAAATAGGCTAAAAGAGATAATCAAAACTGATGCTAAAAAAATATCAAAGTTTGTTACAAACTATTTGCTAAAACTTTGTGAGTTAAACTTCTCTTATGCTCCTATATTTGATTTTATAATAGATGTAGTTGATGATGAAGATGTAGAAGCTTGGAAGACTAAAGCTGAAACTTTGGAGATAAAATCAAAAACTATTCAAAACCTTGCAAATATAGGCTATCAAATACCAATAGAATATATAGAAAAAGAGTTTGCTATAAAAGGTATAAAGTTTGAGAGTGTTGCAAATAGTAAAGAAGCAAATCATATTTTAGAACCTAACAAAGTAAAAAAACTTCCACTTGATCATATAGATATAGCACAAAACCAAAAAGTGTTGATAGATAAACAAAAAAGTGATGAAAAAGATATAAATTCAATCTTAGAAAAGCTAATAAATGAATCCAACTCTTACGAAGAGGTTTACTCTAAAATACTTAAGTTATACGATGATATAGAATTAAACAGTTTAGAAAAGAGTTTAACAAACTATATAAGTAGTTCATATTTAATAGGAACTTTAGAAAATGAGTAAACTATCTGAAGTTTTAAAAAAGTTTTTTAGTGGCGATGATACATCTATATATGAGTATATCAAAGCTAAAACTACTGAACTACACTTTGATTATGATGAGATTATACATTATGCTCACAATCGTGCTTTTACAGTTGCAAAAATTACAAAAATAGACTTACTCAAAGATATTCAAGAAAGTTTAGCAAATGCAAAATTAGAGGGTATAGGATTTGATGAGTGGAAAAAAAATATCAAACCAACACTTGCAAAAAAAGGTTGGCTTGGTGATGTAGAAGTAACAAATCCCAAAACAGGTGAAATAAAAAATATCTATGTAGGGAATAGAAGACTAAAAACTATCTACTCTACAAATATGCAAGTAGCAAACTCAAAAGCTAGATATGAAACTCAAATGCAAAGCGATGGAGAGTATTTTGTATATATAGCTGTTATGGATAGTTTAACTAGACCAGCTCATGCAAAGCACCACATGGTAATCTTGCCAAAAAATCACTCATTTTGGCAAACACACTACCCACCAAATGCTTGGAATTGTAGATGTAAAGTAAGAGTATATACTCTAAAAGAGCTACAAAAAAAAAGCTGGATACCTCAAGATTTTGCACCTGCAGATTTTGCTTCAAAAGATTGGGCTTATAATCCTGCTTTAAAAGATAATATAAATGAAGTTTGGGATAAAAAAATAAATAGTATCAAAGATAAAAAACTAAAAGAGTTGGCAAAGCAGGAAAAAGCTACATATGGCAAGTGATAAAGGGTTTAAAAATATTGCTGAACTAAATAAATATATAACTGGCATAGCTACTAAACTTTCAAAAGAGGCTTTAAAAACTCCTTTAAATAGTGCAGGCAATAGAGTATTAAACATAATAGAAGAGAGTTTTGAGAGTGAAACAAATCCTGTAACAAATCAAAAATGGAAAGATTTAAAAGAGTCCACTAAGCTTAGAAAGCTAAAAAAAGGTAGAAGTTCAAAACCTCTAAGAGATAGAGGAGCTTTGGCTGATAATTGGAGAGTGTCAAACAGTGGAACAAAAACAAAAGTTTATAACAATAGTAAAAAAGATGGCTTTCTTTATGGTATAGCTCATCACTTTGGAAGTGAAAAAAACAATCTTCCTGCAAGAGGATTTTTACCTATAAATGATGAG